ATTTGTGTTTGCATTTACATTTACATTTACATTTACATTTGCATTTGTGTTTGCATTTGCATTTACATTTACATTTACATTTACATTTGCATTTGTGTTTGCATTTGTGTTTGCATTTGTGTTTGCATTTACATTTACATTTACATTTGTGTTTGTGTTTGCATTTGTGTTCGCTCTCCGGAGTCGCATTCATGTGTATAAGGGCCCATAAAACAAAAGCCATTTAAAGCCTTTTAAAAGCCTCTATCTTTCAAATATAATCACTATAGTGTGCATAAAAGGGATTTCTCCGGAGTCGCATTCATGTGTATAAGGGCCCATAAAACAAAAGCCATTTAAAGCCTTTTAAAAGCCTCTATCTTTCAAATATAATCACTATAGTGTGCATAAAAGGGATTTCTCCGGAGTCGCATTCATGTGTATAAGGGCCCATAAAACAAAAGCCTCTATCTTTCAAATATAATCACTATAGCACATTTGATTCTGTTTAGCTTCACTTGTATAGTGCGACAGTTCCTATATATTAGTATAGATTTAAAACAATTAAACAAATATTTATAAAAGTATATGTAAAGAGTAAACAAACAAAACTATGTCATTTACTCTTTACACACTTTTTAATTGTTAATAATCTTCTGGAGATACTTTCTTGTACATGGTAGGTTCCATCTCGACTATTCGATCCATTGCATCATTTATTTCTTCTTCGTTAACCTCATCACTGAGTACACTAGAGGGTGATGCTTCCCTGGCCAACCAGCCACAAGTATCATGGCCCAAGATTGTATCTTCCTTGAACCACCTTTCGAAATCTGTAAAGGGATTGTAAGGATTATCATATGTAGTTAACATATAGTCATTTGAATTATCCATAATCAAACCTCCAATAATTACAATTCACCCTTAACAGCTTTAGATACCGTGGATGCAGAGATTCCAAACTTCTCAGCAATCTCTTTTTGTGTGTACATTCCAGAATCATACATGGTTTTCATGAGATTAATCTTCGAATCTGTTATCAGTAGCTTGTTGTCTTTGGGCAAAGCTCGTTTAACAAATGCATCTTTATCTGTGTTGGCTATGATTTCTTTTAACTTATTAGTGGAGATGGCATTGGCCTGTATTGCATCCCATTCTCTATCACTAATATCTATCTTTTTCTTATGTGCACCAACTTCATCACGAGCCTTCTGCATCTCTTGGGCTCTGATTCTAGATTTATGCTCATAATCCATATAAGGATTATCCTTAATTCTTTCAGCAGACCTTATGGCAGCTATATTTGTAGCCACTCTTTCTCTTTCCTGATTAGACTTTGCAACTTTCAAATCAGCATTAAGTTTTGCAACCTCAGCAGCATAAGTCTTTTTAGCTGTCTGATTTACTGGAACTGGCTTTATAGCTCGCATTTCTCTTCTTGCCTGATCTGCTAATGCTGATAACTCATTAGAGTATTTAGCATACATGACCTCTTTTGGGTTATTGGGGTCCCTAACAAGATCCATTGCATCTTTATAGAGAGACCGCATCTTAACCTCCTGCTGCACAGGGACTTTATCGCCGGTGTATTGTATGATTTTCTTACCGGCATCATAGGCTTTCTGTTGTTCGGGAGTCATTTGACTTCTATCTTTCAAAACCTTATAGTCACTGCGCATCTTACCGCTCTCAACGAATATCTTTTTACCAGCTTTGAAGTCTTTCAATTGCTGGGGGGTCATCTTTTTAGTATCCGTTACTTCTTTTAACTGATTAACTTTAATTTTCTTATTAGATCTAGAAAATATAGTTGCAGCTCCACCTCTTTCGGTCTGCCATTCTTTCTGTATCCTTGCTATTTCGCAATCTTTAGCAGACTGCTTGATATCAAGATGATGTTTTTCAGAATCAATGACCACCATTGAGTGCTTGGTTGCTAATACAATGTCATCTATATTAGCTCCCTGTGCTGTCATATCAGTTATGAGGTTGGTAATCTTACCCATCTCCGTTTGCTTTGTTTTATTTGTAATTCTTGGAGCATCATTTGGTAACTTGTAAATCTTTGTGTTAAATCCTTTCAGATTTTCAGGTGTATCCATTGATGCTATTGACAATTTGTTAGATTTCAAAGGAATAACAGCAGCAAAATCTCCGTCAAAGTCTGCACCCGACAGTTTTTCAGCTGTTGTGGGAGTTATTCCAACTGCATCTCTAGCATTTTGCATAATCTTTTTTGCAGATGGGTTCTTATTGTTAACTTTCAAAATAGGTATCTCGAATATGCCGCCATGTGGATAACGAATTAACGCAACAGTGTCTCCATCTTTAAACTGAGGAGCATAGATCTCGTTATCTTTCATATTTGTTACGGGCAGCAATACCTGGTACACCTGATTTTTAAATCCTTTTACAGATAGATCGGCAGCATTCGAATCACATTTATCACTGAAATCTTTCAACATCTGCTGTTTTATAACAGGATTTGTTAGATTCATGATATCTGCTAATTCGCTTTTCTTATCTGCTAAAGAAATATCTATCTGTTGCTTTATAACTTTCACAGGTTGCTTAGATAAGAACTGAGAAGCAAGGGTTTTTGACCAAGTATCCCATTCTCCTTCTTCTCTTATCTTGTTTATCGGCGATAAGCTGTATCTTTCACCCTTATCCCCCTTTTTAGCTTCTGTAAATATACCATTCTCATTCTGTACATACTTTCCATCTTTATCTTTATAGAAACTCTGTCCATCTCTTTTGATTAAAGCTCCAAAAGGATTGTCCCAATCTATTTTTGTACTTGTTTCAGAGACGGTTTTTAATGGTTTAAATACATCAGAAGCAGGGGTGCCTTCTTTCTTATTGCTGTTATATATAATATCAACTCCTGGAGGCATATCTTTTGGATCGGCGTACATTGCCATTCCTTTAAGATAATACTTTCCATCAACAGCAATTCTTACCTGTGCATATTGAGATTTTCCAAGATCAAGATCTGGAGTCCCTCTTCTAATCTCAATTACTCCATCTTTCAAACTACCGCCTTGTTCATCATACCTAATCTGTATTCTTGATGAATCGAGGTTTGATGGAGTCTTTAAAGTATCGTATGTTTTTCCTTCATCGGGTGAGTAATCTGATATTGTATGAATTGGATTCTCTTTCCAGTTAATATAATTACTCTTTTTCCCATTTAAATCAGTGTGAGTTGTGTATTCTGTTCCAGGAGGGCACAGAACAGTTACTGTAGTTTTGTTATTCGATGTCTGCTGGGGTATCTGTGCTTTAGCACGAATATAACCCTCTTTCTCCAGCATTGCTACTGCAACTGCCATTGTGTTCGATGTGACATTCATACTGATTTCACTACCAGGGCCAATGTCAATAACACCCTTCTTATCAACCTTATCTTTCAAAAGTTCAGCAGTATTCTTGTATTTATCTTGTGATTTTTCAAGATTTTCATCCAAAAGTTTTCTAACAGAAGACTCATTTTTTCCCATTCTTCTGCCGACTTCAGAAACATTTCCGCCACACTCTTCTAAAAGTTGTCTAGCTCGATAAACATCAGCACGTCTTTCATTTGTTCGCTGTATTGCTATCTCTGCCTTAAGATCTGCTATAGATGCATCTTCTCCAAGCATAGCTTTTGCTATTTCACTATTGGACATTCCTCTTTTTCTAAAACGAGTAACTTCTGATATAAAATTATACTGATGCTGGCCTGGATTTTCACCAGAACCCCAACCGTATCTTCCCGAACCTCTTCCAGGTGGGTTTTCATCATGTGCAACACCTTTATGAGCTAAGAAATCAGACATAGCCTTCTGCCTCCTTGATTTCATCCAATATTCTGTCAAATGTTACGATTTTATCCATAATTGGTAATATAATATCAGCTTCTGGATTTCCAATTAATATATCATCATTCTGATATATCCGAAGTTCTATTCCATCCAATTCGCCAGGCTTTACTTCATACTCTAAACAGAATAAAGCAGCGTAAATTTCAAGCTGATGTAATGATGCTGGTGTTACACCGGTCTTCAAATCATGTATTCTTAAAAAGTTCTTTCTAAAAGCAATAGCATCTGCAGTTCCGAAACAATTATAAGAATAGAATAAAACCTGTTCAGGTTGCATTCTAAATCCAATCGCATCGTTTACATACATGTTAAGAGTTTTGTGTGAGCTTTTCAATCTTTCTTTTAACAGTATACATTCTGCTGCAAATGCATGAAGTCTAGTTCCCCTTTCTTTTGCTAAAGCATTCTTGTAACTTTCTTTTAATTTATCTTCTGAATAGTTTAGCCAAGAATATTTAGACGCTCCCAGAAACGCATGGCTTCCTTCCGGGACGTCTCTTGAATGATCGTTCCAGTTCATCTAAAACCTCCTTTTCATTTTCTGGATAGATAAAAGCTGAGAACGACATCTTATTCATTTCACAAATATAATAATCCTGATTTGGCTGATGTTTAGAATTCTCACTCTTTTTACATTCAAGTGTTGCCCAATGTTTTTTGTAGAATACGGTTAGGTCGGGTATTCCTTGAATATAATTAGGATCATTCTTTAAAACCATACAACCAGGAAATCTCTCTTTTATTTTAGAGATCAATTGTGATTGGTATTTATTTTCATTCATATTGACCTCCTAGGCAAAAATAAAAGAATAAAATAGCTGTGGGGATCGAACCCACGTCTCCGTCAAATGACGGCGTCTTTACCGCTAGACCAAGTCCACTTTATTCATCTCTTCTTCCATAAGAGAACAATATTTCAAGGCGATGGCCTCAAAAATGAAAATATAATGTCATCCTATACTGCTAATAAATACACTCTGATTAAAATTTCTTTTCTTACTTAACGCTCTATAGATTGCAAGGTCTATAGAAGCGGTTGACCTCAAATAGTAATAATGCAAATCTTTAAATGGAGTGTTCAATCTATCTATCCTTCCAGCTGCTTGTTCAGTTTGTCGATACGAATACGACTGACTAAAGAAAATCATTGTGTCTGTTGTTACACAATTCCATCCTTCACAACCAGCCGTATACTGAACCAAATAAACCCAACTTTCACCTTCTGGAAGTTCATCATGATTGTGTCCGTTCCATTCGCCGAACATGAGACCAGTTTCTTGACAATAATCTCTCAACATCAATAACTCATAATCAAAATTGTAAAATATAATAGCTTTTGGATGCTCTGCTAATATATCATGTACAGCATCTATTCTACTTTGATCTGAATTGACAACTTGCCTCATTAGGTAACATAGTTTTCCAGTTTCAGCAATTGGTTTGCCTTCATATGGGTCCCACCTATCTTTCATAACTCTTCTATAGGTGCCAATGTTATAGTTTACTGGAATATAATACTTATGTCTTGTTGTTTCTCTATCATCATCCATGGTTATTAATATTTCCTTACGATGTTTCATCAACAAACCTTGGTCTATGTACTTATCTATTTGAGGGAACTTTGCATAACGATTGTAAACCACATGTCTGGTCACAAATTCAGTCTTATTTCTATAAAATCCATTAGCTATAAAAACTGGCATGTAATCAGACCATGTATCGCCAGGGGTTGCCGATAGCAATATCCAATGATTTTTTCTTGTAATGTTCAGAAATGATTTAGTCCAAGTTCCATAACCAACAACTCGCTGTTCATCAAATATAAAGAATGCACCAAATACATCTTTATACTTCTTTATGTTGTTCCAGCTGTCAACAACAACTTTAACTTTTGACATCGAGGTTTCTGGATCAGAATTCAACATAAACGGTTGACATTCTTTAATCCACTCCATCGAATCTCGTTTTTTAGCAGTTGTGATTATGTAAAGATCTTTTGGATCTTCCATTTCTTTAAATTCACCTTTATTGTTTACCGGCAATCTCCCTTTACAATCTTTAAAAATATAATAGGCCAATGCAGTACGAGATTTACCAGATCCAACACCACCACAAAGTATACATCCATTTTTCATCCTTGTGATTGCGTCTATCTGTTCTTTTCTTAATTCTACTGCCATGGCTATCTCCTTATTTATTTCCCATCGTTCTCTTCCCATTTTTCAGGTTTATGAGAATTTGCTCTCGCTGCTATTGACAAACAAGTTTCACAAGGCTCTTCATTCTGATCCTTATTTACATGCTTGCATGCTGGACAATACAAATCAAAATCAACCAAATGCATATTGTCTTCCATTGCACTTCTCCTTTAAGATATAATTCTGGGTTTCGATGCCATTCGCATCTGCTGTTCTTTATGATACTCTCTAGTTGTAAGAGCATGCTCTGGATCTTTGCTCAATGCTGGAACAGTTGTACAAAAGCACTGGACTCCACAATGTGGCTGAAACCTTCCAGCACATGTTGTATTTTTATTTGGGTCACAAATATAAAACTTTTTTCCAGGTTCACTCATGCTGTGTGCTCCCTCCAATGCAAAGAGAAATAGCTATCTCCCTTCTTTCCACCATCCTTCTTTTTTCTATGACAAATTCTTGTATAGCCAACTTTCAGCATATTGTTCTTTGCAACCTTCCTATCAATCTTTCTTGTATGTATTCTTTCAGGTACTCTCTTATTCATGTTTTTATTCTCCTTTCAAAAATAATGGTGGCTGTTTCTTGTGGAGGTACAGTATACAAGACATTTAACCAATCTGGCACCACCAGCCTTATGAAATTTTAAATATAATTAGTCAAACGGAGGAACATCCTCTTCTACAACAGGAGTAGCTCCAATCTCAGGGATATCCGCATACTTTGTTGCGAGATCATCTTCCTGAACTGTCACA